GGAACTTATCTTGATCTTTGTATGCGTCAGGGCCAACCTTAACGACATAAGCTGCAACTGTTGCAAACGCCTCTCTGTCACGAGTAGCATCTGGCACATAAATGCCGCCTTTTGTCTTGGCTGGGGGGTAATATGGGATTACCAAGAGCCTATAGCCTACAGGGTTTGGCAATCTTTCAAGAGCAGAAACATCCATATTCTCTGGATTTTCTGTGTTTTTGTTTTCCTCTTGCTCTGGTAGAGCTTTTTCAATCGCTGTTGGGATTTTAGTCTGTGGCGTATCAGACTTCATATTTGCCGCAACCCTTTCAGGCACGAATAGTTTTTTAGCCATCTTCAATGACACCTTTCATCGCAGACTTTATTTCTTCTTCACAGTAAGTCAGCCCGCGTATTTGACCCACTACAAATCGGTAGTTTTCCATATCCTCTACCGCACCATTCGCCAGCATTGTAGTGTAATCTTCTTTTTGCTGACGTATGTTTTTTAATAAATGTTCTGTTAAGGCAATAACATCCATTACTTTTTCCTAAACTTATCCACGCCCTTGATTCCTAGTGCCGCAGATATTGTAAGGAAAACTAGGTATGTGTACCACTCTGGCAACTCATTCAAACGGTCAAAACCATTTTTCACAATCTGTTCCATGCCTGGAATGAAGACTAGTATCAATGGAATGAGTATAATCACCGTGACTATTTCATCTTTAATTGAGGATTTTGTAGACTCAGCCATAATCAACTCCCACTTACTATCGTGGGTAGCTGCGGTTTTCATTATCTCAGCTTTCGCCTCTGCCTCAGTTTGTGCAAGAGTTGCTTTCGCCTTTTGCTTGGATACTTGCCCCTCAACAAATGAGCCTGCCAAAGATGCGATAGGTCCAATAAGCGCTTGAAACATAACAAAACCCCCCTTACTTCCTTAATCGAACATTCCTTTTAACCAAGCAATCCAAGCAACCAACCCAGCAACCATAGCCGCTATTAATAATACTACCGCACCTATTCCGACAGCATCCATTATCTCAGCTCTTCTGCGCCTTGCAAGTTCCTCTCTTACTCTTCTTTCTTTTCTAGCATCTGCCTGAAACTTTTGCCAATCCTGCCAAAGCCCAGGCCTGCCTGTATATATCATTATCTGTTTTAACTGTTGTTCTTTCTGTCGGATGCTTTCTAAAGCCATAAACTCTTCTAAATCAGAGGAGCGAATGCCAGATTTTTTCTTTTTGTTGCCTTTACGCTGAAGCTCTTCTTTAGCTATTACGAAATCTGAGATCGCTCGTCCAGCTTTGGCTATATCGCCTGTGTTTTGGACAGCTTTTTTGATAATACTAAAAGCGGCATTTGCTGCGGCGAGTTCGGCTAACAATTTACTACTCCACTATTTTCAACACATACGGCTTACCGTCTACACCCTCCTTTAGTTCTACAGTTCTCTTTTCACAAGCATATCGTTTATATTCACTGTCTTTCCAGCCAGTGCGCTCAATGTGTCTTTTAGCCCTTAAACACACTGCTATATTATCATAGCCTACATGCTCAACGATAGACCCTGACATATACAATATCAAAATTATTGAGGTTTCAATTATCCCCATTTCTCATATTCTCTAAATTTTCTTCTAAACTTGTAATGCGGCGCTCGTAAAAATCCAACGTCAATTTTTGCTGTTGATCAAAAGGAGCCTTACCAGATTCTATATCCGTTTGCAATTTTTCCAACTCACCAGCCAAATGCTCAATTAGCATGTACTGTTCTGAATCAGCCGGGAGGCTCCCCATTTCTCCTCTGGGCCACTTTATTCTGAACTCTGTGTTATGCTCAACATTAGATTCCATCATTGTGATGTTTGTTTCAATCTGGTTCAAGCGTTCTATAATTCCAAAATATGCCCAAGTAGCCAATGATGCCGCTGCAACCATAGACACGATGTTGCGTAAAGGGAGCGCTACCTCTGTATTTTCATTCAACCTTGCTGGCATTAATCACACACTTCTTTTCCAGCGCAATCTTTTGGAAAACATTGAATGTTCATTTTATAAAACTCGTTATTATAGTTAGCTTTCCACATATCTTTTTGTAACAAACTGTAACATTGCTCTTGTGTAAAAGATTGTTGCAAAACTATTTGATTCCCAACATATACCCATTCGGCACCCGTATGACCCCACATAGAAATGACAAGGACAAACTCTTTCATTTCTCAGAGTTGAGCCAGACGGCCAGCGAGCCTGTCATGGCCCCTGTTACAACCGATATCAGCGAAGCCTGCTGAGTTGTTAAATCTGGCTGTGAAAGCGCCCATTCTATACATCTAATATACACGCCTGTCATGCACAGCATCATAAATCTAGGCAGGATTTTAAGCTCTAATAGCTTTCTTGCTACTTCTTCTGCACTCATCAAAAAACACCTTTAAATTTTTGTGGCCTTGCTATCGGAGAGAACTTTTTTACCACTCCCCCCTTTTTTAGTGCCACTGGATTTTTTGACTTTTGGTTTTGGCTTTGGGGTCGCTTTGATTTGCCCGCTGTCGATAATGCTATCGCCACTGCTTGTCTCTGCGGATACCCCTCTGACCTCAGTTTCGATATGTTTGACGATATCGTCTTTTGGCTTTTGCCTTTCGATAATGGCATTTCTACGCTCCACTTTTTTAGCTTTTTCTACCTCAGCTACTTTTCTGCTTACTGAACTTGCTGTCATTTTAACGACCTTTCGTCATGTTGTTGAGCGCAGCAATGTCTCTTTGAGTTTGAATACGCTCTTCTGCTACTCTGGTTTTTTCATCCAAAGCTTCTTTTTGGATGTTTATTCTGGCGCTTTCAGCCATTTGGTCATTCAATTCTTTTTCGCGGTCTAGCTGGGCGCGGTCATCTGCCTCCTTCGCCTTACGTTGAATATCAGCTTCGCGCAGAGCTAATTCTTGCTGACGTATGGCAACAAGTGGGTCTGTTTGTTGAGGCGGCATTACAGCTTGTGCATATTGCTCTGTAAGCTCTCCTATCAATTCAGCAGCGCGAGATGCGACTTCTGTTTGGAAAGCCATCATACCCTCTTGAGAGGACTGTATTTGCATTTGTTCTTCGGGAGACAATTGTTCGACAATCTCTTTTTGCGCCATAGCCTCAGCCATAAATCCAAGATGCTCTTGAACATGGCCCTGCAAAGTCATAACTATCGCCGCATTAGCTTGCGCCACAGGCGTTGCAATAATTGCCAAATGAGCTTCAATATGAGCTTGATGGTTTTGATCTGGAAAAGCTTGTAAAGACTTTCCACGCATTGCTTCTTGATTCTCTTTAGCCGGATTCGTAGGTTGAGGGACAGGAGGTGGAGGTAAGATTGAATCGACATTGGTAACTCCTAATGCTTCATACATTTTACGATAAGCTTGATACAAACCCTGTTCATTTCCATGTATCTCCGGGTTTGACTGAACCAACTGTAACTCTGTCTGAGCTAAGGCAATACGCTGTGACATAGAGAAAATGTTAGGGTCTGAAACAGGCAAAACATCAATTCTATCATCAAAATCTGTAGTTTTTATCTCTGGTGGGGCTCCCGGTATAGCGTATGGGTACATAGGAGCCATGAACTTGGCAAATACATTAGCCAAAAGTTTAAATTCAACCTTTTGTGAATAGTGCAAGCGCTTGTGAATTGCGGACATTACCTTCGTGCCACGCTCCATGATAGCCATAGTCGTGCCAACAGGCGTCTCCCCGCCCATCTCAGCCACTTTCATATCAGCTAAAGAGGCAAACCTACGTCCAGAGTCAACAAGCGTGCCTAGGAGCGAATATAGAGTCTGTGACGGCTCTTTGAACGGCAGCGTCATAAGCGATTGGCGGATGTCCATACCCGCAACGTCAATGTCACGAAACTCACCTGGATTTAGTGGTTCGTCTTCATCACGGATACGAGCGCCACGAGCCTTAAACCCTGCTGGGAGGTTAGACAGGGTGCCAGCATCAATAAGCTGTCTTAACAGGCTAGTCGCTGCTTGAGACAGTCCGCCAATCATGTGTGTTAACCCAAATCCATAGAAGCCCAAACCTGGCAAAAACTTGTAATGCACAAAGTAAGGCTTCGCCCTCCTTAACGGATCCATTTGCTCATAGTTCCGTCTGATTGATAAAATTTTATTGTTCTTTTGAAGAATTGTAACGATGTATGGAAGTTTTAGCCCTGTCCCTTCACCAGTTTCGTCTGTGTCTTCAAAGCCTTGCAAGTCAAGTTCTGTATGAACTTCATACAAAACAACCTCTTCATTGCTTTCTGATGGAGATATGCCCTGAATATCGTCTATTGTCTCTCGAACATCAGAGTAATCTTCATCTCCATAACCATCTCCAGGTAAATCAACATCCGCATAAAAACCGCTTAATTGAAGTTTGCGGATTTCATTTTTGTCCATTTTAACGACATGTGTAATTCGTGTTGCGGAGGCTAAATCCGTTGCACTATAAGGCACAACCAAGTCTTCAGCGTGGACAAACTTAGAAACAGCCCTTTGCAATAAAGGGTCAAAGTAAACTTTCTTAAAAGTGCTACCTATTATGGGTAGATAAAAAAGCATTTGGTCTAACTCAGGGTCATACTCTTCCATCTCATAGGTAATTTGGTAATTCATATAGTTCTTGATGCGCTCTGCCTGCGCCAAGACCTCTTTGTTTTCATCGCCAATTATTTGTGTGCGAACAGGACCGCCAGCAGGCAATAATTCACGATATGCCTGTGCCTGAAACTGTGTGACAGACTCGGCTAGAAGCGGATGAACCACACCAGACGCTCCTTCAAAAGGCTGAGAGCGCTCTTCGTATTTCATGCCAAGCAAATCTATGCCACGTTTGTATGTGTCTTCCCAATCTTGGCGAGAGGATATGTCATCCTCAATATCACCAACCAGATCTGAAGCAATTGACATTGCATCAGCATCATCTATGTAATTTACAAGATTATCACCAAAAGGAATCTGTATGGGGGCATCTGCCATCATCATTTCTTCAGTGACATCACCTACAATAACAGAACCATCGTCCATTGTTACCTGACCAGGCTGCATTGCCATTTCCAAAACTTCAATCTGTTCCTGTGCATTCATAGGGATGACATTATCACCGCCAGCGCCTGTGCCTTTTTCTATAGCCATCTCATACCCCTTTTACAGCGTTGGAACGAACAACCTGACGCTCTGAGTGGAGGGTTCTCTCGCATCAAGCCTGGAATGAAGGGCTTCACCTTGGCTAAAATTGTTCGCCCCAACCTCAAATAACATCACGAAACACCCTTGAACTTACCGCCACGACCGTTAAGAACAGCGCCACCATAGCGCTTTTTAGTAATAGGAAAATTTTGAATGCCTTTTTGCTGATTATCTAACATCTTAATATGAGCATCGTATTCATCGCCGTATTGATTCTTTAAATCACCACGCAAAATCCTTCTAAGCTCCGCTTTGGTAAATTTATCCAGAATATCAGCCACGATACATACCTTGCGCTTTACGAGGAGAAACAGCTCCGCCCTTAGCTTTTTTAATAGGCTTTGGCTTTTTTGACCCACCACCTTTTATAGTAGTGTCCTTAGAGTTTCCAAGGCCAGCAAGATAAGAATCAAGAATA